AAAAAACTCTAATTAATATTTGGGCTTACAACTACCATGCTAAATTTAGTATTGAACATGTTGAAGATACACCAGAATCAATTGAAAAAGCTATACTTGACAAACTCGGAGAAAACAGTATAGTCTGGGAATATCTCGGAGATAGTTATCATTCGGGACTAAATAGAATAACTTATGAAGAGGTTATTAATGATACAAGACCTATACAAAGTAAAAAGGTCCTTGGAGTTGAAGTGGGAACAGGAGCATCTGGATAATAACAGATACACTCTTGAGATGGTTAGAATTGACGACAAAGTCAAAAAAATCATCACAGATATCAAGCTTGAAGAAGCAAGATTAGCTCACTTACAGAACAACGTAGAAGGTTCTGCTCCACAAGTTTCTGTAGCTACTTAGACAAAAGCTACATCGCTGAAATGCATAAATACCTAGGGATCTCTTGCACTCTATTCAAAAATAACATATAATATTCGCACTATACATAAATTAATATTCTGCATGGACGCAGTATAGTCGACAGCCTAGAGACTATGTAGAATTTAACTAGGAGAATATATCATGGCAAATACTACATTTACAGGACCGGTAACTTCAATAAATGGTTTTATTGGTGGACCTAATCCAAACGCAGGTGACACTCAACAAGGTGGAACTAACACTTGGACAGTTGTTGATGCAAACACTGTTTCAAATGGAACTGGTTCATTAGAAGCAGCCTCTAACGAAGCTGTTTTAATATATGTTGATAATGGTGCAGCAGGTGCTGCAGTATACGCTTTTTCAGATGGTACAAACTGGAAAAGATTAGACACATTAGCTAACATATCAGCATAATAAATATTTAGTGTGGGCTTCGGCCCACATATAAAATTTTAAGGAGAAAAAATATGAGTTCATTTTCAAGTGACCAAACAACTCTTAATAAAACTACAGGCGCAGCTTCTGTTTTATTAGGGGCCAGAGCTAGAATTACATCTATTCAAGGAAGAGGAGAAGCAGGTTCTGTTTTATCTCTACATGACGTAGCTAGTGCAGGAGACGCGGCAGCAGGTAATTTAAAAGCTATCTATAGATATGACACTGAAGGACTAGAAGTATATGTCCCCGGTTCAGGTATCTTGTTCAAAGATGGAGTTTGTGCTACGCTAACTCAAACCGGTGGTACGGACGGCAGCGTTACAGTAACTATAACAGGGGCGTAAGCTCATGGCTAATACAACTTCAGGTTCTTATACTTTTGATAAGAACTTAGGCATTGATGAAATTATTGAAGATGCTTATGAGCGTATTGGCATTCAAAGTGTTTCTGGTTATCAATTAAAAACTGCTAAAAGATCTTTAAATATTCTATTTTCTGAATGGGGTAATAGAGGTTTACAATTTTGGGAAGTAAAAAATCAAAACGTAACTTTAGTAAATGGCCAAGCTGTTTATACATTTTTCAGATCTACGGCTGACGGTGTATCTGATGGTGTAGGCACTACACTTAGTGCAGGAATAAATGCAGCAGTTACAACTATTCCCTTGACCGCGATCACGGGTTTTCCAACAGCAGGTACTTTAACTATTGGTACAGAAGATATTACTTACACAGGAATTTCTAGTTTAAATCTTACAGGATGTGTGAGAGGAGTTAATGGTACTACAGCTGCAACTCATGCAGATGGCGATGATGTTGCACAGTCTCCAAGAGGAATAACTGATATCCAAGAAGCAAACTATAGAGTTGATACTACAAGTGTTGATACACCTATGACAAGAATTAGTAGATCTCAATACCAAGCATTTTCTAATAAAACTTCTTTGGGGTTACCCACTCAATACTGGGTCCAAAGATTTGTAGATAAAGTCACTATGACTTTATATTTAACACCAGGTAGTTCACAAGCAGGTGATTTTATAAATTTCTATTATACAAAAAGAATTGATGATGTAGGAGCTTATACTAATGCAACTGATATACCTTACAGATTTATACCTTGTATGATAATGGGTTTATCTTATTATCTAGCTTTAAAATATGCACCACCAAGAGTACAAGAATTAAAATTATTATATGAAGATGAATTAAAAAGAGCTGAATCTGAAGATGGTTCTTCTAACTCAACTTACATATCACCTAAAATATATTTTCCAGGAGTTAGTTAATGTCTAGTTTTGCACAAGGTAAACATGCTTTAGCGATATCAGATCGTTCTGGTTTGGCTTTTCCATATAATGAAATGGTTAGAGAATGGAATGGTTCGTTGGTACATAACTCAGAGTATGAACCCAAACAACCACAACTGCAACCTAAACCAACTAATGCAGATCCACAAGCTTTACAAAGAGCAAGACCAGCAAGAACAGAATTTCCAACAGAAGATTTTTTACCAGATAATCCAATCACAACTACAGCTACAAGCACAACTTTAAAAATAGATTTTCCAAATGGTGATTTAGAAGTTAATGATTTTGTTAGACTTAGAAATGTAAAATTACCGGTAGGAGGAGTTCCAATTATTACGGGTGCTTCAGGTCCTGCACTAGAATTATCTACAACTTTGGATACAGCTGCCACACTTACTGATACAACAATTATTGTACAAACAGGAACACATTTTCCAACTACTGGTTTTCTTATGATTGAAAAAGTAAATGCAGTTACAGGTTTATTTGAGAATGAAACAATAGAATATACTGGAAGAACTGGAGAAAATTTTACAGGTTGTATTAGAGGAACAAGTGCACCTTACAGAGGTGCTACACCACAACGTACAACAGCAGGAACTCATCCTATAGGAGCAAAAGTATTTGGGGCCTATAAAGTAGATTCTTTAAACACAACTCAAATTTTAGGTACCGGTCAACCCCAATATACTACACAATTTGATGGTGTGAATGTTACATTAGCAAGTAATGCTACAAGTACAGAAACAGGGGGCGGTTTACAGTGTACAATCGGACCCATTAATGATAGAGCTTAATTATGGCATACACATACGCAACACTTACAACAACAATTAGAGATTACACTGAAGTCGATGATTCTGTATTTACTCAAGCAGTAATAGATAATTTTATCATGCAAGCAGAGCATAGAATTAATGTAGAGCTTCCTATGGATTCAGATAGATTTGTTCAAGAAGGAACGATGGCAGCCGATGTAAATAATATAAGAGTACCTGCAGGAGCTTTATTTGTAAGAGGTGTAGAAGTATTTAATGCATCTAATACTACGGAAGCTGGAACTTGGTTAGAGAAAAAAGACCAAACTTATTTATCAGAATATATTGGTAGACTAACAGGACCAGACGGTGATTTGACGACTCAGGATGTTACAGGAAAACCTAAGTATTATGCTATGTTTGGAGGAGCAACAGGATTAACTGATACTACTTCAGGATCTATATATTTAGCACCCACTCCAGACATTAATTACAATTTTAGAATATATTACAACAAACAAACAACAGGACTATCGTCTACTAATACGACAACTTATGTAAGTAATTACTTTCCTCAGGGATTGCTATATGCGTGTTTAGTAGAGGCTTATGGTTTCTTAAAAGGTCCAATGGAGATGTTGACACTGTACGAAAATAAGTATAAAACTTCAATACAACAGTTTGCAGGAATGCAAATTGGGAGAAGAAGAAGAGACGATTACACTGACGGAACAGTTAGGATACAAGTCAAATCACCTTCACCTTAAACTAGGAGCAAAATATTATGGCAATAACATCAGCAGTATGTAACAGTTTTAAAACAGAAGTTTTACAAGCGCTACATAACTTTACAGCATCATCTGGAAACGCGTTTAAATTAGCTTTATATACAAGTAGTGCTACTTTAAATAAAACAACAACAGCTTACTCAACAACAAACGAAATAGCTAACACGTCAGGTTCAGCTTATTCTGCAGGTGGTATAGCACTTACAAGTGTAACTCCGGCTTTATCAACTGACACCGCGTGTTGTGATTTTGCAAATGTATCTTTTACATCAGCTTCATTTACAGCAAATGGTTGTTTAATTTATAATGATACAAACGCTGATAGAGCAGTTTGTGCAATCGCATTTGGTGGAGATAAAACTGTAACAAGTGGAACTTTTACAATTGAATTTCCAACAGCAGACGCATCTAACGCTATACTTAGAATAGCATAAGGAGTTACTCCTTATGTCTAATACTTGGAACCAATCCGGCACAACCTGGGGTTCAAATCAATGGGGCGAGCAAGGCCCTACTACAGTTACTTTAACAGGTCAAAATGCTACTTCAAGTGTAGGTAGTCTAACTTTAAAAATAGATGTTAATGTAGGTTTAACCGGACTTTTAACAACTTCTTCGGTTGGTTCAATTATTATTCAAGAGGGAATTCCTTTAACAGGATTATCAGCAACTTCAAGCGTTGGATCTATTACACCTCTACAACAAGTAATGGGTTTAACAGGATTATCAGCAACGTCTGCTGTGGGTTCAATTCTTATTCAGGAGGGAATTCCTTTAACAGGAGTTTCAACAACGTCTTCTATTGGTGCAGTTGTTATTTCAACTAATCCAGTGATTCAACCTACAGGACTATCAACAACTTCAAGCGTTGGTGCAATTTCTCCTGCGGATGTAATGGGACTAACAGGATTATCCTCAACATCAACAGTGGGTGCAATTTCTCCTGCTGATGTAATGGGATTAACTGGATTATCTTTAACATCAACAGTTGGATCTATTTTACCTGCAGATGTAATTGGATTAACAGGACTTTCAACAACTTCTGCAATTGGTTCAATTACTGTTGCAATAGGAGTTCCGTTAACAGGATTATCTTTAACATCTTCAGTTGGATCTATTTCACCTGCTGATGTAATGGGCTTGACTGGAGTGTCAGCAACTATTAGTGTTGGAAATGTAACACCTTTAGGATATAAAGATATAGCAGGAAATCAAAGTGCTAATTATAGCAATATAACTGCCACACAAAATGCTGGTTATGCTAACGTAGATAGTATATAAACATTATTGACTTTGACCTTATAAGTAATATAACTCAAATATCTAATTAGGAGAACAAAATTTATGGCATCAACATTCACAGATCTCGGCATAGAGTTAATGGCAACTGGAGAAAACTCTGGTACTTGGGGGACAAAAACTAACGCAAACTTAAACCTTATCGAGCAACTAACAGGTGGTGTATTAAGTCTATCTATTGCCGGTGGTGCGGGAACTCAAGCTTTAACTATTGAAGATGGTGCTTTAACAGGTACTGCTCAAAATAGAGTTATAGAATTTACAGGAACTATATCTGGAAACAGAATCATAACTTTTCCTGTTCTTACAGAAAATTTTTACATTATTAAAAACGGCACTTCAGGTGCCCACACAGTACAATTAAAAGCTGCATCAGGTTCAGGGGCCACGGTTACTTTCGCAGCAGATGATAAAGGTTATAAAATTATTTATCTTGATGGTGTTGCAACTAACACCGGTGTTTTTGATACAGGTGCTACTGATGGTGGAATAACTTTCAAAGAAGGCGGAACAAATTTTACAAACAGTTTATTAGTAGGAACAGATTCAACAGGAACTTTAAATGCTGCTCAAAAAAATACTGGAGTTGGTGTAGGAGTATTTGCAGCATTAACCACTGGAGATAATAATACAGCAGTTGGTTTTGATGCTTTAAAAGCTAATACAACAGGTATACAAAATACAGCATATGGTGCTTGTGCTTTAAATATAAACACAACAGGTGGCTGTAACACAGCATTAGGTGAAGGTTCTTTAGATGCAAATACATCAGGAACAAGAAATATTGCAGTAGGTGGAGAGGCTTTAGGAGCAAACACTACAGCATCATTTAATAATGCTTTAGGATACAAAGCGTTATGTAGTAATACAACAGGAGTAAGTAATATTGCAATAGGAACTTGTTCTATGAGGATTAATACAACAGGTGAAAATAACACAGCAGTTGGTGATAAAGCTTTATGTGCTAACACAACAGGTACATTAAATACAGCGATAGGTATTAATTCTATGAAATCAAATACAACAGCATCTTCAAATACAGCAGTTGGTAAAGATTCATTATGTGTAAATCAAACAGGTGGTTTTTTAGTTGCAGTAGGTCAATCAGCATTAAGAAATAATACAGGTGCAAGTAATACAGCAGTTGGTGCAGATGCAATGTTTGCAAATAGTTCTGGTATATGTAATACAGCAGTTGGTCATAATGCATTGAATTGTAACACAACAGCATCTAATAATGTAGCAGTTGGTTTTAATTCTTTATTGAAAACTACAACAGGTGCTAATAATACAGCAATTGGAAGAAGAGCGATGGAAGATAATACTACTGGAGCAGGTAATGTAGCTTTAGGTGTTAATGCTTTAGAAAGTAATACTACAGCTGCTAATAACGTATCTATTGGATTAAGTTCTATGGCAGCAAACACAACAGGTTCAGACAATACAGCAGTAGGTGGAGAAGCTTTAATAGCTAACACTATAGGAGCAAATAATACTTCAATTGGTAAAAACTCTATGTTTGGAAATACTGAAGGAGCAAGTAATACTGCTTTAGGAAATAATGCCTTACAATGTAACACCACAGCAGATAACAACACAGCAGTAGGTAGATGTGCCTTAAGGTCTAACACAACAGGTGCTGTAAATACAGCAGTAGGTGCTTCAGCATTACTAACAAATACAACAGGAAACTATGCAGTAGCAGTTGGTTATCAAGCATTATGTGCTCAAACTACAGCTGAACAAAATACGGCAGTAGGTTTAAATTCTTTAATGACAACTACAACAGGTGCATGTAATTCAGCACTTGGAACATCATCTTTAAAAGCTAACACAACAGGTGGAAATAATACTGCGGTTGGAATGGATGCTTTATGTACTAACACAACAGGTACAGCTAATACAGCTGTTGGTTTTCAATCTTTAAGTGCTAACACAACAACTTCAAACAATACAGCAATTGGATTCTGTTCTTTAAAAACAAATACAACAGGTAGACATAATACAGGACTTGGTACTTGTGCATTAAAACTAAACAGTACAGGAATTCAAAATGTTGCAGTTGGTTCTGGATCTTTAGACGCTAACACTACAGCAAACGCTAATACAGCAGTTGGATACGAATCTTTAAGTGCTAACACAACAGGTGGTTATAACACCGCTAGTGGTATAGATGCTTTATCTGCTAACACAACAGCATCAAACAATACAGCTTTCGGTGGAGAGGCTTTGAAAAAAAATACGACAGGTGCTAGCAATACAGCAGTAGGTCTTTCAGCTGTTGCTTGTAACACAACAGGTACAGAAAATACAGCTGTTGGTTTTCAATCTTTAAAGGCTAACACAACAGGTGCTGCTAATACAGCAGTTGGTCTTAATGCTTTATTAGATGTTACAACATCTGGTAATAATACAGCAGTAGGAGTTGAAGCTTTACAAAATGTTACTACAGGAACAGGTTCAAATGTAGGAGTTGGTCGTAGTGCAGGTGAAAACCTTACAGACGGTTGTTGCAATACAATGATAGGTTTTGGAGCTGGTCTTGGTATAACATCAGGTGATCATAATATAATGATTGGTAGTTGTTCTTGTGGAAGTGGTTCAGGTGCTGGTAATCAAAGTGTTATAGGTTTTAGAGTTCAAGGTGCTGATAACACAATAACTTTTGGTAATACTGCAACAGATTCAAGAATAGCTTATGGTGCTACATCAATTACTGCACCATCTGATATGAGATTAAAAGAAGAAATAACTGATTCTACAGCTGGTTTAGATTTTATAAATGATTTAAGACCTGTAACTTATAAATGGAAACAAGAAAAAGATATTCCAGAAACAATAAAAGGTTATGTTGAAGATTCAACAAAACGATATAAAAATGAAACAGTTAATCATGGGTTTATTGCACAAGAAGTAAAAGAAGCAATAGATAAACACCCAGAACTAAAAGATGGTTTTGATATGTGGCAAGAAGAAACCGAAACTGTTGGCAAAAGACAAAGACTAGCAGAAGGTGCATTGATACCTATGTTGGTTAATGCAATCAAAGAACTTAAAGCAGAAATAGAATTACTAAAAAACAAATAAAGAAAGAGGATAAAATGTTAAATACGTATGTCGTAGAAGGCGGAGTAGGTAAATGTGCTACATTTAGTGCATTAATTCCTAAACTAAAAGAAAAAGGAGATGTGCAAATATACACACCTTACATTGGTTGCTTTGCAAGTAACCCAGATGTTAAATTAGTATTAGAACAAACACTACATTTAACAGATCCAAGGATCATGGCATCAGATAATATCTTTTACTGTGAGCCTTACAAATCTAATTTTCAGTTTGGCAAACAACATATAATTGAAAGCTACTGTGAACATCATGGTGTTGAAT